GGTGTTCGCCCCGGTCAGCCAGGTCAATCCGCCGAATTTATACCAGTGATCGGGAGCGGCGGCGTAGTTGCTGACCAGGAACAAGGTCTGATCGCTGAGTCCCACGACCCATTCGGTATGCGTCAACGATGGAACGTCCACCTTGCACTTGTCGTCACCCAGATCGGCGCGGCACTCGGGCGTGTAAACTTCGCCCACCTTGGTCGCGAACTTCTGGCTCATGCCGCGCATCTCGGCCTGGAACGTGCCGGCGGGAGTCGTGGCGATCTCGCCCAAAGTGCCCCGGCGCAGCCGCATGATGCCCTGGCTGAGATCAGCCCAGTTGACCGCGAAAATGTATATGTCGGCGAAGTCGAACAGGCCGCTGCGTATCTCCTCGGCGATGAGCGTATCGCTGTCCAGGATACCGGAGACCTCCAGGTTGGCCACCGCGAGCGTGCTGTCGCCCGCGATCGCCGTCTGGCGGTAGCCAATGGCCGAGAGGTAAGTGGCTCCGCTGATCTCTATGTCCTGATCATGATCGGTGAAGAAGAACGCCCGACCGTCCCGGCGCACGAGGCGCCAGCAGTTCGCCAATGTCGTCACTTCCTCGGCCAGATGGTTCTTGAGAGCGGTCGTGATTGTCTTCATGTCACAGTTTCAGTCCGATGACGGGGATGCTGTCCCACTTGATGAGTTCATTGCCGTTGAGGGAAAGGTTCTGCTGATCGGTATCGAAGCGAACCGGCACGTCGAACTCCATGAAGCCGCTGATCTCGCGACCGGTGGTCAGGCGTATCGAACTGGAGAGGGTGACGACGCCGGTATTGACGTCCACAGAATAGTCGCCGGGCGCGTTCATCGGTGTCGCGTTGTTGAAAAGGTTGACGGTGCCGGCGACGATCTTGACGATCTTGCGCTGGAACGGCGTGCCGCCGTAAGCGTAGACCTTGTATATCTGGAAGGTGCCGATCACGCCGTCGGTGATGAACAGCACCGGTATCGGTTCGATGTCGCCCGGCGTCCTCTTCCAGAACGGCAGACGATAGTCCGACCAGTCCTTGAAGCGGAAGCCGACGGCCTTGCCGCGACGGGCATAGAAGAACTTCTGATACGCGACGGCATCGTCGATGGTCTTGATGCCGGTCGAGACATCGTAGACCGGGCGCTCGCGCGACCAGTTGATGTTGCGGTGTTCCTGTCCGCTGTCCAGCGTCAGGACCGTGGTGTTGAAGCCGGGACCACCCTGCGCGCCAGCCGATATGTTGGCCGGGAACTGAACCTCGTCGAAGGATGCGGCCACCTCAACGGCTCCTCAAGCGCGTAAGGCCTGGGCCGTCAGGTCGTGAAGCCGGTGCCGCCGCCGCGCGACCGTCTTCTCCATCTGCCTGATGTCGACCTGGATATTCCGCGCCGCGAGCTGACGCCACCGCTCCGCGTCGTGCCGGTAAGGAAGGCAATGTTCGAAGATCCTGGCGCACGTCTCTTCCTTCTCGAGGTCCGAGAACCGCACTGACACCACATTCGGCAACGACGCCTCGATATCATTCAGCGTGCGTTCGGCGTGCTCGAGAGAGCGATGCATATGTGACCGGTCGAAGCGCAGCCCCGCGGCCCGCAGGGACGCCATCACGGCGGGGATCGGCCTTCGCAGGGTCGCTACCCGAATGCCCGGCGCATACCCCTCCAGCAACCTCCAGAACGGCGCGGCGGCGGTCTCCACGGTGCCGGTGTGAGGGCGGTTCAACCACGCCCGCACATCCGCGAGCGAATCGCGGAACATCAGCCCCTCATGCTCACAATGCCATTCTCCGTAGGTCAGGAACCTGGCCAGCCACGCCGAGCGCGAGCGCGGCAGCGAGAAGACGATGAACGGCGGCATCAACTGTTCCGGGTCTTCGCGAGATTGAGTTGGTCGATGACCCTCACCGCGACCTGGGAGCCGGATGCGCGGAACCTGTCCGGTGTCGTGTTGGACGGGAAATTGAAGTTGAAGACATGCCCGGCATTGTCGCCGTCGCCCTTGGTCCTCGTCGCCGCCGCGACCTGATCCTGTTGCCGGGCTGTCAGAACGCGCTCGCCCTTCTGCAGGATCGCGGCGAATTCCTCGCCACCGAGACCGTTGTGGAAACGTGGCGCGTTGGCGAACAGGCTGACCGGATACATCCGCGAAAAGTTATCGTTGGCACCGACAAGACCGCCCCGATGGTACGTCCCAACCAACCCAGCCGGGGCTGAGAATTCCCCCGCGGTGACCCCTTCAATTCCAAATCCGCCGCCAGCGCTGCCCTCGGTGACGCCTGCGCCGCCGAACATAGCGGAGATGCTGGCGCCCAGCTTGAAGATGGTGCCGAATATACCACCGCCACTGCCGCCGTCCGACGATGTCGAGCCGGGCGTGTCGGGCGTCTTGTTCAGGGTGTTGAACACGCTGCCGAGCGTTGAATTGTTCTGGCCGAACAGGTTGTTCATGATCGGGTTGATTATCGCGAGTTTCAGGAAAGCGCTGAGGATCTGCTGCGCCACGCTCGTCATGACGTTGCGCCAGTTGATCGCGGCCCCTTGTCCGGTCAGCAGCGCCTGGGTGATGGAATTGCTAATGGTGTCGAAGGCACCCGTGAACATGCCGGTGACCGTCTGGAGATCGCGCTGCTGGTTCTTCAACAACAGAGAGTTCTCGGTGATCGCCGCGCCGGTCGCCTTGAGTGAATCGATATAGGGCTGGCTGGCCTGCGGGGAGTTCCGCTTGATGTCCTGCTCCAGCTTCAGTTGCTCCAACTGGATCGTGCGCTTGTCGCTGTTTTCGAACAGCAGCGCGTTCTCCATCGCGAGGTATTGTAGCGTGTCCCTGTTCTGGCTGGTCCGCTGACTCAAAGCATCGTCCTGCTGCGACCGCGCGCGTTCCCGCAAATCGTCGGTCAGCCGCCCCACCGCCGCCGTGTGGAGCGCCGTGCCGGGCTGGAACTTGGTCGAGGCCTGGGTGTAGGCCTCCATCGCGATGGTCGCCTCGGACGCCGCCTTGGCGTTCTTACGCCACCCCTCGGCAGCCTTGTCGTTGGCGATGATCTCGCGGTCGAGGGCGTATTCAATCTGCTTTAGTTCACCCTCGGCCTTGCGGTTCTCCTGCGCCATCGCCTCCGTCATCGCGCCGGGAGCGACGCCACCCAGCGGTGCCGCGTTCTCCATCTGTTGGCGCAACGCGAGACGGCGCCGCTCGCCCTCGGTGAGAGCCTGGGTGAGGTCGGCTTGCTGTTTCAGGTCGTGCAGTGCCTTGTTGGTATTGACGCCCTCCTGCGACACTCCAAGCCTCATGTACTGGTCGGTCAGTTCCTTGACGCGTTCGCTATGTGCCGCCGTTCCTAACTGCGTCTGTTTCGAGGCGTCGTCATACGCCCGCATGCGGATCGCGGCTTCTCCCGCCGCCTTGGCGCTGACGCCCCATCCGGCGGCGACTTCCTTGTTGGAAGTGATGAGCCGATCATTCTCATATTGCAGTTTGAGCAGTTCGGCGCGGGATCTCTCATCCTGCATTATCTTGAGTTCTAGCTGTTGCCTTTCCGCTTCAGCGGTCCCGGCATGCTCGCTGTTCAGCGTGGCCAGTTGTTGCCGCTCCTGGAAAAGTCGGCGGTCGCCTTCTGTCAGTTGCCGCGTGAGGTCGAGGTTCAGCCGCATGCGGTGCAGCATATCTTCCTGCGGCGTTCTGTTGTTCTCCAGTATGCCGCCGATCTCTGCCTGCGCACGCTTGTATCTTTCCAGTTCCTCCGGCTTGAGGCTGGGACCGAGCTTCTCGATGACATCGTTGAGCAGTTGTTGCTTTCCCTTAAGCGTGTCCGCCGTGGTCGCGGTCGCGTCATAAGTTTTGCGAAGTTCCTCGGCTCTCTCGATGGTCTCCTTGGTGATATCGCTCATGCGCCCGTATGGATCGGTCCCCGTGCCGGTGCCCAACTGGGACCGCGCGCCCGGCACGTTGTCGAAACCGAAATGCATCGGATCGCGGCCAGCGCCCCTGAAGTTGCCGCCCCACGGGATGCCGTATTTCGCCGACAGTTCCTGGGCGAGAGATTCCGGAATGTCGCCCCGCGTGCCGACCCGGTTGCGGCTGGCGTTGATGTCGATGGCGTCCGCGGAGGCATGCATGCTGACCTTACCGCTGGCGGTGACGGCCCCTGGACGATAGCTGGAGATATCCTTGGGATCGATCAGGTAACCACGCGCTTCCAGTTCGTTGATCAACCCCTGGAACGCCTCGGCGTGCGCGCTGCTGACATCAAACTTGGCGCCGCTGCGAGCCGCCGTGATGGTGACCACCCCCGCGGGCAAGGTTCCGGCCGCGCCCGGCAGAGGCGGCGTGGTGATCGTCCCGGTGCCACCACCACCGCCACCGCCCATCATGCCGCGCAACGCCAAGGCTGCATTATACAGGCTATTGAGCGAGCCGATCACCGGAACGGCCATGAGCAACGAATCGACCATTTTGGTCACGGCATCCTGGGGAATTGTGTTCATCACTTTGACGAGAAGAGTGAACAGATCGACCAAGCCTGAGATTTTCACATTGAGGCTGGTGCCAAGCTTCATCGCGAAGGAGTCGGCCTTCTCCGATCCGATCCCCATCGCGTTATTCAGGTTCTTCCACGATGTTTCCAGCTCCGTCATGTTGTTGGTCACCTGGCCGACGCTGTCCGCTATGGTCCTCATCCAAAGGTTCCAGGCCTCACCTTTCTTGTTGGCCTCCTCCAGTTCCTTCAAATGATTGGTGAGTTGCCGGTCGACCCCGGCTATCTTGCCTTCCATTTGCTCAGACTGTTTCGACGCCGACGCGATACCCGCCGTCATCAGATCCCAGGCTTTCGTTGGCTCACCCAGTGCGCGGGCCAGTTTCAGATACGTCTCCATGACGTTCTTGGCTTGCTCGTCATTGAGTTCCAGTGCGTCACTGTGCGCGGCCAGCGCAGCGGTTCCGGCACGCGCCTCGGTGATGTCGATGCCAAGAGAAGAGGTCTGCGACATCGAGCGCGCGACCCTCTCGGACTGTTCGGTGAGCGCCTGAACGTTGCCTGGGTTGACCAGCGAAAGCGTGTTCCGCAGTGCCTCGACCCTGCGCGCCGCTGTCTCGGCATGGATCGACAGCGCGGCGATGGTGCCAGCGACCAGGGTAAACGCCGCGACGGAAGCGCCCATCGGCGTCGCGAGAATAGCGAAGAACTTGGCGAACGACTCGCGCACCACGCCCCAGCCCAGCCCGGTGGATATGGCGATGTCCACCATTTGATGCGCCTGGCCAATGAAAGCCGTCATGATCGGCTGACCAGCCTGGACGGACGAGAAAAACTGGACCGTCTGCACGCCCATCTGCTGCGCGGCGAAGCGGGCTGCCCAGGAATTGTCGGTGACCTTCTTGATCGCCGTGCCGTGAGCATCGAGGGTCTTGCCGTAATTATCGAGGGTGGCCTGAGACCGCGCCACGGCCTGGTTGGCCTCATTTTGCGTCATAAAGCCGCGCTCGACCGCGAGCCTGGTATCCGAGATCACTTTCTCGTGCGCCAACTGCGCGCCAAGCAGCGACGGATAGGTGGCCATCAGTCGCTTGTTTTCCTCGGCCAGCTTCCGCGTGGCTTCGGCGGTGCCATCGATTTCGTCGAGCCGCTTACCGGCTGCGCCCGCCGCCGTGCCCGCCACCGCGGGCGACACCAGCCCCTTGCTTTCCAGTTCGGCTATTTCACCGATGGATTGGACGTAGGCCTTCTGCGCGGTGCCGATGGGATCATGCTTGGCCAGCAGTTGCGCGAGCCGTTTCGCCTCGGCATCCGCCAGCGCCGCGGTCTTGGTCTTCGCCTCGTCGGTCGCCACGCCAGCCGCCTTGAGTTCAGCGGCGAGCCTGGCTTCCTCATCGGCCAGCGCCTTAGCGGTGCCGGTGGTTCTCCCGTATGCCTCGTTCAGTTGCAGCAGAAGAACGTATTCCTGGTCCTCGGAAAGATTGAGGATGTTAACGACGTTATTTAGTTTCGTCAGATCAGCGGCGTAGGCCTCGCTGTTGCGACGCAGAGCATCGAGCGACGACCGTTGCGCCTCGATATCGCCAAAGGCCGATTCCAGATCGGCCTGACGCACGTTATGGACCTGTCCAGGCGTACGAGCGCTACTGGTGAGATCCAGATCGGCCAGTTGCTGCCCGTAGTCCCTGACCGAGCCGCCGAGTGTGTTGTTCCGCCCGGCGGAAACAGCGGCGATGACCTTCTCCTGCGCGGCGGCGAATGCCACAGCGGTTGTCGTCACGGCGCCGTATTTCTTGGCCAGTTCATCAAGCGCGGCCATATATCCGCCGGTTATCGGTCGGCCCGCTTCCATCTGGCGAACCAGGCTGGCGACTTCCTCTTTGAATTTGGCGGCGGCGGTACCAACCTTGTCCCACTTCGCGTTATCGGCCGCGAGTTGATCGGCGAGACGCTTTTCCTCCAGGAACGCCGCCTCGAAGACGGAACCTGATTCAGAAGCACTCTTCGCCGTGCCGCCAATCCCCATGAGGGAACTGAAACGGTTCTGCGCCTGGTCGGCGGCGAAGGCCTCGCGGCCGGCGGCGGCAGATGCGCGATACTGCGCCGCCAGTTCCTTCTCGGCCAGCGCGGCCCTGAGAGCAGCCTGGGCACCTTCGTCGTGCTTCAGGATGATCCGTTCCATCGCGGCGTCGTAGCCGCCCTCGATGCTCACACCGAGCCGCAAGGCCTCATTCAACGAGGCCAGTTCGGCGGTCATCTTCTGAGCTGACGCCTGCGCCGGGGCGAAGGCCGCGGTCAGTTGCCGAAAGCGCTCCGCGATATTCGAGCCTTCCGCCTGGTTCGCCGTGGCGGTGTTCAGCCGCTGGGTCGCCTCAACCAGCAACGCTGTCGCACGAGCGGCTTCTTCGATGGTCTTAGCCGATGCTCCTGGGATCAGGCCTTTCTCAGCGATGTCCTGAAGGTTCTTGACCCGCTGCGCTGCTTGCTCCGTCGCGGCGAGGAATGGGTTGAACGCTTTGGCGGTGCGATCGAGGAAGCTGATCTGCGCCGACGTGATCCCAGCGATACGGGTCGTCGCCCTTTGGAACGACTCACCGGCCTTGTCGTTCGCGGCGACAACCTTCTCATTCGCGGCGACGATCTTGTCAGCCGCTACCTTGACTTCCTCAGCTCCGACCTTGGCACCGCTCGCGTCGAAGACGATACTGGTTTTGGCGATCTCGTCAGCCATCTGTCGCCTCCCCATTCGTCTTGCGTTTCGGTAGCGGCTTCGCGACCGCCTTCAGCGCGGCGAACACGCGCGCGATACTGTCTGGATCTGGTTTCTGCTCGCGGATGCGATCGTCTTCGATGTCTTCTTTGGTGCGGAACGGGTTCGTCTTGCGAATGAACTCGATGTGACCGTCGATCGACATGTAGATCGCGGCCAACGGTGTATCCATCACCTGATCGTAACTCCAGCCCAACCAGCCGGTGGCATGCGTGTAGATGTCATCGATCAGATCATCGATATCGGTTACGCGTTTCCCTCCGTACTCGCCAGTTCGTCGACCGGATCATCAGGCATCGGCTTGCCGCCGTTCGCCAGGATGCCGACGAAGCGCAGCAGCGGAGCCAGCAAATCGAAGGTCAGGCCGTTCGCGTAGATTTCGTCGGGCAGTGTCTTCGCCTCACGGTCGTTGAGGTTGAGACCGTGCCGGATGACGTAGACGGCGGCGGCGAAGTCCTGCGCGACGATCAGTTCTCGCGCCTTGGCGAGACCGTTGTATTGCGAGGATATCACGGTCAGCGCACGCAACGTCGGCTTCAGCACCCGCTCCTCACCGTTGATGGTGATGACGACATCACCAGCGTTCAGTTTAGCCATGGTGGTTCCTTTTGTGGGAAAGGATTGGGGTCGGCCGCACCCACATGCGACCGACCGTTTCGCCGATCAGCTACCCTGTGGGGGGATTAGTTGGGACCGATGAACACGTCGGTGTTGATCTCGATCTTGATGTTCGCCTTGATGACGTTGTTCACGGCACCAGCCACCAGGCGATAGCTGAACACCTTGCCGCCGAAATAAACCGTGTCCCACAACGGATCGGCGCCGTTCAGTGTCAGCTTGAACGGATAGGTGCTTTGGTCCTGGGTGGAAGCGAATCCGTAGAGAATAGACTGGCCCAGGTCGGTCAGGTCGGACGCGCAAACCAGGTCCAGTGATCCCTGATTGTACCCGCCTTTGAACTTATATGTTCTGCCGGTGGCGATGGCCTGGAATGTTACCAGGTCGAACATCTTTCCAAACTCGCCCATGCTCTCGATGAGACCGACCTCGGTTCCGACCGAGAGCGCGGTGAAATCGGAGATCGTGTCGGCGGCGGCCTCGATATTGATGAGAGCGGTGTCGCCAACGTACAGTCGCGCGCCAAGCGTGCCGAAAGCGGCCATGGTGGTGGTTCCTTCATTTTGTAGGTAGAGGCCGCCGGGAACGGTCCTGGCGGGGTTACCGGGTCACACCCGGAATGGGGTCAAACGGTTCCGATCACGAGGAACGGGACGCTGCCAGAACAGCGGAAGTACATGCCGTTGGGTTGCGGTCGAGGAAAGTCACGATCGGGCGTCATTTCGGTCGGAGAGGGCGGATTGGCTCCCTCGATCCGGATGGCCGATTGAACAACCCGCAACTGGAGGATGTTCGACATCTCGTTCACCGCGGTGAGAGCAAGCGACTTACCAGTCAGGATCGGAATGAACGCGTGATAGAAGATGAGCCCCGCCTCGATGGAGGAGCGTTTGCCGGGACCGCCGTAGATCGTCTTGTCGACGTAGGTGCCCTCGATGCTCACGTACATGAACTGGCTCTCGGGCGTATCGTTTTCATTCTCCCAGGCGAGGGGCATCGTCGCCGCGAATTGCGATAGCGCCCATTCCGTTTCGATCAGTTCGCGGATGGCGACCTCCGCGTCGGGCCAGTTCATGTCAGCCGCGGCGTCAGTTGCAGGGTCGGATAAGTAATCTCGGCCCCGGCCGGCGCGTCGTTCCGGATGCCGCCATAGCGACGGCCCTCGTGGATCTTGCGAAGGCCCCTCTTCAATCTCCAGCCGCCCTGCAGCGTGATGAAGAGGATCTGAGCATCGACGACCGCGCCATACTTCTGCTGCACGAGCTGGCGAACCTTTTCGACGATCCCGCGATGCACTTCGAACCCGCGCGCCCCGACGTGGATCTTACGTGCGTACGGCTGATCGTTCGTGACGTGCACGACGGCTTTGGTGGGAATTGCCGCCATGGCAACCTCGGCACCTCCGATCATGGTGAACCACGATCCCTGGTAGCGTCCGGTCTTGACCGGCGAGAGCCTGCGCGCCTCCTGCAACGCGAACGCGACAATCTCTTGCATCCGGGTCAGGCGATAGGCGATCACTCCGAACGGTTTCACCTGGTCCTCGCTCGACGCCGGATGGCCGTCGACCTCGATGTGAACCATCGGCCTGGCGCTCTGCGAGGCGAGGAACTTCGCCAACCCGGCGCGGGCTATTTTGATGTGCTTTTGACGAGCCACCTCGGGTTCGAACTGTTTCAGGCTCAGAGAGATGACCTGGGTGAAGTTGCTGGGTTGGCGCGCCATCAGCCTCGCACCTGCAGTTCGATCCGCACCAGATCATTGTCGATGTAGATCGGGTAGGCGTTTTGCACCTGGCGCGGCGCGCCGACGACGAGCACCTGATCGCCTCGCCGGGGCACCCGCGCGTCCGCCGCTCCCGGCGGCTCCGCACCGGGCCAACCAGCCGCGATGATCTCGGTCGGCGACATGATGATCTTGGTGTCGCCCTGCACCGTGGCCGGCGTCAGTTCCTTCGCCTCGTAGTGGCGCACGAAGGCGCGGACCTGGACATCTATGTTCGTGCGGGTCGTCGTGCCGCTGAAGCGGCGCAGGGTGATGTCCTGGCCGTCGGCGGCGAGCGCGCTGTTCAGTTCGCGGACCTCCATCTCAGAGGTGGCGCTCACGCGAACGATCCGATCCGATTGATGTAGCCGCCCATCTGCAAAATGTTCACGACATCGGACGGGATGATGCTTTCGCGGGTCGGATCGACCCACCACTGATATTCCGATACGCCCTCGATCCGCTTCATCTTCAGCAACGGATCGCGGCCACCTTGTGCCGTCTCCACCTGAACGAATCGCATGGCGGCATACTTCAGGTCGGCGGGCACTTCCTCGTAGCCGGCGGAATAGATCGCGACGATCTCTCCGCCCAGCGGTTCGCCCCACCAGCCTCGGCTGTTGCCGTTGTAGAGGCGCGTCAGCATGCCCTGATCAACCGCGAAGTCGGTCGGGTCCAGTTCGGCACCCAACTCAGTGACCGACATGATCTCGACCACCGGTAATCGGGACAGGATGAGTGACTGCTGCCGGCGGCGGTTGCGCCAGGTCTCGTGGATCGTTTCGAGGCGGAGGTTCGGCGGGACGGCCCCGTCCTTGATCAACGTGCAGGCGGATGTGATCACCGCCGAGACGAAGTCCCCGACAATTATCAGTCTGGCGTCCTGGCTGGTGTCGTCCGCCGGCACGCCGGCCGCGGCGCGCAGTTCCTCGATGGTCAGCAGACTGCGATCGGTGTTCGGGACGGGAATGGCGATCATCGCAGAAGGCCCCATAAAGTGCCGTCGACCAGTTCGGCTTCGTTGCATTGCGAGTAGGCGAGAGAGCGGAGCCACCGTGTCCGGTCGGGCATCACCGGCTGCTCGATTTGTTTTATGTCCGTCAGCCCAACCAACCGGGCGGCACTGTCGGGATGCACGAAGACCGGCGTGCCGCAGATGACGGCTTCGACTGCCGCTATGGACCCGTGCGAGACCAGCGCGTGCGCGCCCTCCAGGTCGGCCTGCAGCGGTCGCTTGCTCTCCTTGTCGCGGATGACGAGCTGCCTGTTCGTAACTCTGGCCAGCGCGTCGATCGTATCGGCGATCCACCCCTCGCACCGATGGAACCGGGCGTAGGTGCGGCTGGGAGCCGCTATGACGACGTGATCCCCCTTTGACCGCCACGGCTTCACCTCAATGCGCAAGGCGTCCCACCGGTCACCGGGGACGTCGCGCGAGGCAGTCATCTGGTAGCTGTTGATGTGCCACCGGTAGTAGCCACCGTTCTCGCCTTTCGGCAGCCAGGTGGCGAACACCCGCCGCGCATAACCTCGGTCCCAGTAGATGAATGTCCGTTTCGTCTCACGCCATTCCGCGATCAGTGTCGTCAGCAGCGGCGTGCAGCCGACGATAGGAATGACGTCGGGGTCGATCGCGCGCAGCAGTTCCGGATTGTGCCTGACGATCTGTCCGCCCTTGGCCTCGATGTGCTGACCGATACGGTTGAACAACTCCAGTTTGAACGCCCGCAACTCGGGCGGTATCCACAGGCACGTCCGCGCCGGGTCGATCACGTCACCCAGTGCTCCTGAACCCACGGCAGCTTCGTGAACAGCGACGGATCACGCCAACCCGGAAACACCACCAGCCGCGCGTCTTTCGGCAGCACATGGTCGCCCCCCTTCGGCCAACCCGGTTTGCGGAATGCGTAGATCCCGCTCTCGGCACCGACCGTCCAACCGGCTGCATCTGGGATCTTGTGCCAAAGCCAACCCTGGTCGTCGGGAAACTCGTGGTGCTCGATGGTCCGCGCCGCCTCCAGCGAGAAGCTGCTCCAGACATCGGGCCGATAGCCAGCCTCAAGCATCATGATGGAACCGTTATAGGGACACGGGTTCGACGCGTTGGCCCCTTGCAGGATGACGAACGGTTCCTCTCGATCGAACAACGGATCGAGAGGGCCGGTTACCACGCTGTCGAGGTCCAGGTTAACCAGACGATCGCCAGGAACCATCCGTTGATGCGCCTGCCATCGCGGATCAAACATCCGCAGACGCGCGAAGCACCCGACGATCTTCGTGAGCGGGATGTCTTCCGATTGAGGCGTGAAAACCCGCCATTGGTAAGGTTGCCGCAGATGGCGCGCGACACCGGCCGCGAGCCGATCGACATGGTCGTCGCCATACTTGTCGCCCCAGAGCCAGCATGAAACGTGCAGCACGTCAGTCCCGCCAGATGACGCCGAGGCC